TACCATAACTGTTGCATGTTTAAATTGTGGTCTCTCCTCAAGTTTTTTGTGATGATCTATTATGACAACATTGGGTTTGTCAAGGAGGTCCACATGGTCTAACACGTCTAGATCGAGGATATATACTGTGTCGTAATTCTTGAAGTCATCATGGAGTTGCCATTTAGTTAGCTCTGCTCTAAACTCATAAGCCGCAACTGATTTATAATCAATTTTTGCTTTAGGAAAAGTCCACTTAGTTACAAGTGCACTACATACACCATCGAGATCATAGTGAACAAACATAAAAATTTTTTTACTCATGCAACCATCTCCATCCCAGCAACCTCTATATGATTGTCAATATTTACTTCATTTCTTAAAAAGTCAACAAATAATTTATAAAGTAGTTCATTTTTCACCTAAAATATTTAATGTGTTACTTATCTGTTGAGTTTGTTCTGTAGACTCTGAAAACACATCATCTGTCTCGTCAATTGCTAAAGTATCGTAGTCTATCCTAAATGCTTGTTTACCGAAATTAGGCCCGAATCTACTCTTTTGAAGACCAATATTAATTATACCTAATTCTCTCTCTGCTTCACTAGACCAAAGAGAACCCATAAAATCAACAGTATGAGCTAATCCCATACTTTCAGATGTAGTTTCAAGTCCAGGATTTACAGCATCTACCCCAGCTCTATTAAGTTGAGTAGCAGAAACAACTGAACAACCAAAATTTAGTGGATATGAAAGCGCTCTAACATCCTCTGCAATTGATTTAACATTAGCATACAAACTTCCTTGATCTGTTGCGGGTTTAAGTAAATTGAGATAATCTATGATAACCAAATCAACTTTTACACGCTCTTTAATCATCAACTTCTTAATATATGCTTTTATATGACTTGGTGTAACTCCCTTAGGTGGATATTCCTTTATAAACAATCTTGCATTAGGATTTTTTTCTTTATACTCGTATAATTGCTTCCTTAACTGATCTGATTCTTCTTTTAGTTTTGCAATCGGTATTCTTGTTATCTGACTGCTAATTCTCTTTGCATAAACAGTTTCTGGCATTTCAAGTGATATAACTACGACACATCTTCCTTGATCAGCTACATTAGCAGCAAGATTACCTAATACTATAGATTTACCAGAGTTCGTTGCTCCACTAAATACATATAAAGCTCTACCCGTTTCAAGAAAACCACCACCTAACATTTTATCAAGCCATTTATATCCTGTGGAAATGTATTTAGATGTTTCCTGAAGGTCTTTAATATGTTTATCTATTTGATAAAAGTAGTCGTGTCCTAAATCATCAACTAAACTTAAATTACAAGCACTTTCAAATTTCTCAAGCAGTTTACCAGGATCTAATTCTCCACCCTTATCTTTCGACTGAAGTGTATCAAGCATTGCTTCAGCAATAGCTCGTTCTCTTATATACGATTCTGTATTCTGCAATAACTCTTCAGGATTATAATTTGTACTTAATTGATGAAATTTTGTAAGTACTTTTTTATACGATGTTTTAAGTTCATCTGAATCAAGATAAACTTTGATTTCTGTAGCAGTAGGTAGTGTTCCACGCTTCTTGTAGAAATCGCGTATTATAGTTAGATATCTTTGTACATCAGTGTTCTTAATATGTTCGAGTTTAAGAACATCGAAGACAGCTGCTGCGTAGATTTCATCACCGGTTATGTTCAGAGCAATAATGTGTTCAAATAAGTCGACATCTATCTTCATAGGTTACAATCTAAAGCTAAAATATTATTTACTGGCGGTGATGCTTGAAGCTTCTAACTCTCTCATCCATGTAAGGATCAAACTCCTTTAGGTATTTCCAAGAAGTAGCTCTTATAGGATTGATATCAATTCCACCGCGACGTGTATAAAAACACGCAACGAGTAAGTCTTTCGGCTTCAAAACATCGAACAATCTCTTAAAAATAGTTTCACAAATCTCTTCGTGGAAATGTGCTTCATTTCTAAAGCTTACTATATATTGAAACAAGCTATCTATTTTAATAGTTTGTTCAGAATTGTATTTTATATAAACTGTACCCCAGTCTGGTTGTTTGGTAATCTTACAATTCGAACGAAGTGTATGAGAAACGTATCTAGATTCTTTAGTGAAGTTGTTTTCACTCATTGTATTATTATGACACACTAAAATGTTGGGATCTTCATTATATATAGAACAAGCCAAGTCTGGATATTTAACTCTTACTTCGTTATCGAGATTAACGTAATCTAACGTATTTACAACATCCTCACCGACTTCACCGATTGTAAAACACTTAACTTTTACGTTTGTCTTAAGTACTGCTGATAAATCTGTACCTATTCTTATCTCTAATTCTCTCGAGGTAGAATGAACATCATTCTGAATTTTTGTCATATTAAAAGAGTTTAAATACAACTTGAGTGATTTACTTTCAACGAGAAATTCACTATTACAAGGATAAACAATCTTTGCAACACCACAATATGGTAATCCATTTGTTGTTAATGCTGAAACTTCATATGCATTCCAAACATCATTTCCAATGAATGGTAAATTATCATTCTTCACGTTTATAAGATTTCTATTCTCTTGACGAGGAACTGGTACAAGTAAAGTAGGATCATAATCAAACTTATATTCAACCTTTTTACCTAAGTGTGTACCCTCAACAGGCTGAAGAGCAGCAGTATTAACTGCTCCAAAAGATGGTTGTACTCTCATACTATCACCCTGACGAACACTATTACTAAAAAATGCTCCAGAACTTGTAATCATTAGCTTAATTCCTTCTTTACGTTGTTAATCTGTTCATCAAGTATTGATTTTAGTTTATTTTCTACACCTTCTACTTGATCCCGACTTGTAGTTAATTTCCCGATGATCATTTTAATTTTCTTGGTTCGTTCAACCACTGTCCCGGTTATATGTGCGACTGGTAGTTTGTAAACATTAATATAATCATCAAACAATTCAACAATTTCATCCCTAAATGTTCTATCTGTACTTCTTACACCATCTTCAATTATATCAATCTCTGGAGGAATGTAGCATATAGCATCATACTGCCAAGCAAGATTCATAAATATCGATTCAGCTATTTCAAGTGTTTCTCTTGAAACTTTTTTGTGATTAAAAAGATACGATGTATAGACGTAACCATCTAAAGCACAACGATCAAGAATTATATTATTTTGTTGAGCAAAATTATTAATATGATATGCAGCAATACGTAATTGAGTAACATCATCCCCATCTTCGTTTATATTATTATTTTCACTTACTAAACGTGTAGGGCTCACCGTAAATTCAAACAAACTCCTTACATCAGGATCTTGCTTTAAACTATCAATAAGAGTTGACTTACCAGTACTCTGTGCACCGGTAATAGCGAGCTTTATAAAATGCTTCATAATATACCCTTCCTTACTTACAATGTAAACATATTAATATCATTTTGAGTTTTTATCTACTTATTACTTGCTTTATTTTATAGGGAGAACCTACACCACTATTATAGAGATTGATTATATGTTTTATTTCAAAATCAGAAAGGTTTATTTAAAAGTCGCCCCGTTTTTGTAAATCTTTCAGAAAATCTACCCACAATTCAATAGATATGTCATGAAGGTTTTTCGTTAATTCATATTCTGTTTTAAAATTATTATGTATTTTTTTATGCATAATAATTTCCCCATCATCAACTTTTGAAATTACTTTATGTAAAACACAACCAACTTCTTGGTGTTTTAATTCCCATGCCCTTTTTTGTGGGTTTATTCCTTTTAGTTCTGGATGTTGATTAGATATTATTAAACCAGGATGTCCATTATATATTTCAAAACCTTCACATATAGGTGGAGGAATTATGTTTAACCAACCATGTAATGTAATAATATCACCATCAATTAGTGTATGATTATAATCTTCTACACCTGGACGTGTAGGAAACATTACCATCCTATCATTACATTCATTCAACAAATTAGTATTTATATCTAAAGGTAAACCCTTTTTTGCATAATGACCTAAAGAGTTGAATATAATAGTATCTGGAAACCTACCTAACTGTTTTGATACTGCATATATTTCTGAACCAGTCTGCGACATTAGAGCTGTCCAGCCGCGTTTATTATTTGCCATGAACTATCTCCTTGAACTTATTGATATTAAATTCAATGATACCCATATTGTCCGAAGTAACATCCTTCTCAAACACCTCTGCCATCTTTACCATGTGCTTAACAAAGAGACCGTGTTCTCCGTATTTTATCCCATACATTCCATGCAGTACAGGATTAGATGTATCGATAGAACGGATCATAGGTATGTCTGCATAGTTTCTAAACTCATATGGTAATGAGCAACCTAATAAATGAATAGGTACACTAGGATTTAGTATGCAGTCGTTTTTTAAGCTCTTAATTAGTTTTGGTCTACCTGATGCCCAAAGTTGAGCTTTAGAACTACCAAAACCAACAATTTCGTAGTAATCATAATCGAAACTTATAGCAACCATATCTGCATGAGTTCCCATGAATCTATAACAGTCTACAAGCTCTTGATAAGTTTTACCTTGTACTACTCCAATCTTCTTACCAGGCAAACCTTTAAATTTATCTTCCCACTGCACGAAGTTTTCCATTGTGCACATACAATCCTGTAACACATCTGGAACTATATAGTAAGTAGGCTGTAATCTCTCTACCCACTCTGCAAATAGTTGAGCTTCAAAAGCTTTTCCGAGTTCGAATATTGAATTATCAAGTATAACCTCTCTACCTAACTTCAGTGACACTTTAAAGAAGTTATAGTATTCAGGATACTTGTCGAACAAATGCACGAGGGCATAATCATAATCATTATACCCTCGTGATTGTTCAAGTAAACATAATGGTGA